CGCGTGTTTTTTTTTTTTTTTTACAGAAGAACACGCTAAATTTTACGCGTCTTTGAGAAAATAAAATCGTCCAGCGGGGCCAGGCTCTGTTGGCCATAGTCTCTGCATTGCTGATTTTTCTCTTGTCGGTTCATACCATGTTTCAGCTCTTAATGTTAGAAAGTCTGGGAATTCTGCTTTTTCTAAAGCTTCTGATCGTTCGATCATTCCAGCACGTTCCATCCATTTCAGCTCATTGAAATGTGGTTTAACTCGTCGTTTAATGACTAGTTCGTTCCAAACTAATTTGCATGTATTATAGAATTTTAATGAGCATCCGGTTGATGCCATTGCTAATCCCATAGCTGATGCAGCTAGTCTAGTCCAGTCTTGTGGTTTTTCAGGGAAGAAAAGGTGTCTTAATAGATCCTCATCCGTTCGGAATGGTAATCCATAGATATTAAAATAGCCTAAAACAGTTAGTCCGTTTAGTTTATTTAAAATGGTTGATTTTTTAGTGTTAAGCTTAGCGCCAAAGTAATACTTTGCTGCTTCAGATAACATTATTAAAAAATGTGGTCCATAGATAACATAAACTTGTTCATAAAATGAAACAAGTGAGTCATCTCCTTGTATCCTGATCCAAAATGTCTCAGCCTCAATATTGATTCCTAATGCACTTAAGCATGTCAGGATCATTATCATATTAGCAAATGAGTCCATTAATTGGGTTTGTTGGTATCCAGATCCAAATCCATTGTAGTTCCATTGGAATATCCTTCCATCTGGTAATAGAATAGGGTTATGCTTGATGCTGTGACACATCCATATCCATAGTCTTTCAATAGTTTTTGGGTTCTTTGGTTTTCCATGTGGGTAGAATGAAGTTGCTTGATATTTAGTAAAATCAAAATATGATCGCCAAATTTGATGTACCTCGTCAATGATTTCAAAAAGCATAAGCTTATCGAAACTTGACCAATCAATACTCAAAAATGTATTTGGTGTTCCATATCGTGTGATTTCATTATATAATCGTTTCCATCCTCCTTTCATAATTTCTCGTCCCCATAACATTCTGCCGAATCCTTCATTCAGGTAGCATGCTTGTAGGCTCCAGATGAACATATTCTCGGCCATCAAAAGTAATTTTGGTGCTCCGAATACTGCTCTG